TCAAGGTTTTTACTCATGATGATGGATTCTTCTATGAAATCTCTGTTTTTCCATGAGAACGGCTCGGCAACGCCGATGGTCAACATGATGTTTCCCTGTTGTACGTCGTTATTGTTTACATCAATGTGTATGTTTCCATAATCTACGAAAAGGAATTTTGATTTTACATTCTTTATTTTTTGGGTTAATGCTTCGTCGTTCACTCCAAACACATAATCTGTAATATCCGACATGATTACAGTGGAATTGAGCGCGTCTATTTCTGCTTTGAAACTTGCATACAGTGAATATTCGCTGGTTTGACGGGTGAAGTTCTTCTGTACGCCTGACAATACCGGAAACTTGGCGAAGTATTTTAGGATGTCTAATATAAAACGGTCATTCATAATTTATAATCTCCTTCTTTTCTATATTCATCAGCAATTTTATTCATCTTGATTCTTGCTTCTGGACACAGTAAATACACTCCTATTAAATCATATAAACTTATACTTCCATTTGAACCACCCCATAAATTAAGGTTTGTAACAAGCGCAACTACACCATTATTTGTATCGCCCCTTGTTAATTTCAAATGAGTTTCCGCTTCTGTAATTTTATTTTTCATATCTAAATTATTCTGGTTATTTGGTCAATACTTAAACCTGTCAGTTCGCTGATTTCGTTGTATGTTTTTTCCATTGCATTGAGTTCCTTTACGTAATCAAGGGTTTCTTTGAGTAGTAAATCTAAATATTCGAATAGGTTTAGTTTTGCTATTTCCGATTTACTTCCGTATCCGGTTTTGGATAGTGAGTAAATGGTTTCTGCCAGTCCGATGCTTATTTTTCCTGCCTGTTGTGCATCGCCTTTGAAAAGTAAAGCGTAGTTTGTCCGTTTCAATATAAAATTCATTAATCCGGCAAACTGAATATAGCACCCAAAGAGAACAGAACTATCAATATCACTTAATGCCATTGCATTTTGAATGCAGGAAACAGATGAGTATTCAATCTTTTTGCCATTCACAACGGGACGTAAAAAAATTAATGCCATGTATTTTAGAATGCCTATGTTTTTTGAGTTTTCGAACATTACATAAAAGTTGTAAGCATCCACAAACTCTTCGGCAGTCATGTCTGTTGAAATGATTCCATTATCATTGATATTGAAGGTTAAACCCTTCATTTCTATAGTATCAATGTCGATGGTGAGAATAAAGAACCGATCAATGTCGAAATTGAAAATAAATTCATCTCCGCTTTGTGTGTACGAAAATGTAATTTGTTCCGAAATACGATAAATGTTGGTTGCTATGTCGGCGGCTTCATCGTCTGTATATTTCTTTTTTTTGTATTCAAAATCGGTAAAATAATAGAATAATTTTAGTCTTAAATCTATTAATGACAATTTATTGTTGAATACTTTCCACAATAAACCGGACACAAACAAAAAGTCAGTCTGATCTAATTCATTCCACTGATTTTTTATTTGTACTTTTTTTCCGGTTTCTTTTATTTCGATGTCTATCATACGGTTGCCAGAAATTTGTCGTTTGCATTTAATACGATGTTTGGGTAATCCATAAATGTATAATTGTCGGTTTGTGTTTGTTGTGCTATTTCTTTTCGGGTGTCCAAGAAATTTGTAAACTTTTTATAATAGGCATCGGCTTTTAACCTGAACTGCCCGCTTAATTTTTCGCGGGCATTTAATTCTGCCTGACTTTTGTTTTGCTTGGTCATTTCGTTGTCTACCAATTTGCGATAAGGCTCTGGTATGATGTTGTAGTCCATTGTTACCAATGCCTCGGCAAATGATTTATGAGCCAAAAATCTACGGATAAGGGCAATAATCACTTTATTTTCATCGGTAAGATTATTGAATTTTAATTGATTCCTGATGGTAGTCAGTTCCAAAGCGGGTTCGATGTCGTTGAAAATTATTTCATTGATTATCGGCGCCAGGGTCATAAATACATAGTTGGAATTATTGATATTGATAATACGATTGTACTCTTTGTAACTTTCGAATAATGTTTCTTTTGCGCACACATATTCATCGCTTTGTGTCCATTGCCAAAATATAATATCGACATCTTTGTCTAATTCAGTCCAATTTGCAAGGTCATCAGTAAAACTATCGGTCGATGTATGTTGTGTGTTGCATTCATAAAATAAAGCATCATCAGGTTGATATATAATACTTCCCGATAAATAAGCTGTACCAGCGCTCCATTCTGTGTATTTAGTAGCTGTGTCATTTAGGTATTTAATAAGTAAATCAAAGTAATTCCATGCTGTTTTAATCAGTGTTTCACGTATATCGTCCACCTGTGATTTATAGGCGGTTTTTTCGTTATCAGCTTCGCGTCGGGTGATTGAATCATTCGAAATTCGAACAGCTAAGAATGGAATGTGATCGTAAAAACCGAGATTAGCCAGAACTTTTTGAATGCCATGTACTAATAAATCTAATTTAGCATAAATTTCGGGAGTAGCTTCTATTGGAGGATCGGCTTCAACCGGAACTAATTCATAGTTATCTGAATTGTAATGAGCCATTGCCATGTTCCAAACCGATTGACCAATGATTTCAATAATTTTCAACGATGCAATTTCGAAACTACTTCTTAGGTTTTCCAAATCCATCGCCGCGTCAACTCCGCTTAACAAAGGTTTGACTTCGGTATCATATTTTTTAAAAGGTATGTCCATTTTAGTTGTTTGGTTGAGTTTCTGTTAATCTGTCTTTTGGTGTAACATCCTGCTGTTTTGCAGGTATATTGTGATAAAAACCAAGTCGAATATCTTTCTTTGTAGGAAAGTTTAGTCTGATTGCCTTGTTAATGTCGTAGGTGCAAATTTCCTCTGGTATTTGCAGACTATTCAAATAAATTAAATAGTTGTAATACACATTAGAACCTGAATTGCTGATAATGCCGTCTTTCGAAACGTTGGTCAGTGAAGGATCAACGCCTTTGCCTTCCAGAATAGCTTCTACACTTCGTTTGTCGTAGGAAATAACAGAATCGACAAACTCTTTAATTTTTAAAGGAATGTCCACAATATCCCATTCTTCCAATCCATATTCAGTATGATACTTAATAGTTGACCACAACTTTCCGGCATTGTTTTCGCCCGACATTAATTTGGTCAGTTTTTCAAGTTCCTTATTGATTAACTGATTAATGAATGTTTCGCGGTAATCCAACGGCACGTTTGAACTATCCACTAAAGTAATTCCATTATATTCTGTTATTACAGGGCGTTCTGCATCGTACAATTCCCTATTCTTTTCAATAATTTCTCTTAATACAGATCGCTTTTTGTCAATCCATGTGCCTGGTATCTTGACATGAAATTTAGCAGTCAACAGGTTTTGAAAGAATGATTTTAATTGCTTTGGAACTGCATTACTGCCTGTTATCCAGTATTTCAAACCATAATAAAACACAGGATAACTATACAGTTCAATCCCAAAACTACTATTCTTTGAATAATTGATTGCCAGCGGAAATTCCAAAGGTTTACTTTCGTTGAATACCGGAAAGACTTCATAATCGTTATGTTGTGGGTTTGTCCAATTACCAACGGCAACGAAATTGAAATCGGCATCTTTCCATATTTTTTGATTATTGATATACTCTTTGTTTTTTGTAGCAAACCTGCATACTTTGCTACTGATATATTCCAGACCGGCTACCGGCATTGGAATATTTGGTACTTTCCTACCTTTTACAAATACGTACTTTGAAAAGATACCTTCCGTATAGTAAAATTCACGAATAACATTTTGCAGGTAAGTACGATAATCATTGATTAATCCTTTTACTTTCCACGATTCTAACCAATTGGTTATCTCTGCATCTACAACAGGTATTTTAACCTTTTCTTTGTCCCTTATTTCTTCCTTATACAGATAAGGCCCCTGACCATACAATAACCTGATTTGTTTCTCAATTACTTCTGGTAATATGTGATTACTTCTGAGGTTATCCATTATCTCCTGTGGCAGATTGTTTGTAGCCTGGTCATAAGGCGCAATGAAGTAATCTTTAAACTTCATTACATTATACTGATTGTTAAGAAACCTGTCAAACGTTGTTTGCTCTGTCTCTGGTTTGGTCAGGTTTGTTTGTGCTGATAGTATTTCAAAGGTGAATACACCTGTATCACTATCCACTGAGCCATAATTATCTACTCTTTCTATATTCATTCTAAGAACCAATTAACGTTATACCATTCAAATTCGGGTGCAAATGCAACACGTCTGATTAACTTCTTAAAGCATTGTCGCGCTTTGTCATGGTCAATATCTTTATACGTTAAGTAATGATCGCTGTCAGTCTCGAATACATCGTCAGTCAATGCTGGTCTTAACATAGTAACTTCGACTGTTCGCACACCATTGCTTTTTTTAAGTGTGCGATTGTATGTCAGATGCTCTAATTTAAAAGCAGTGTCTTTCTTAGTATGCTGACGCATCAATTCAATTGCATGTTCACCTGAAATTATTTTCATGTAACAATTATACAATGAAGTTATCGCAAAAAAAAAGACATGCTATTACACTGTATAGTGAATCATATTTACAGGTTTTAAAACTCATGTTGCATTACAACCCACCTGGTGAGTGGTACACCGTTCGCAAGGGCTGGTTAAAGATATGTTTTGTTGTATGACAAATTATTTTTGATGTTTTTAGAGTATTGAAGGGATTTTTTTAACTCCATAAAACAAAAAAAGGTCTGCAAATTTGCAGACCTTAGCCGGGTGTCAATAAAAATAAGTTAATTAAACGAAAAGTTCACAAAACTATTTTTCCGGTTTCTCTTTTATGTATTCGTCAACATCCTTTTCAAGTTCAGATAACTCATAATCCATCGCATTTTCCAAGTCATCAATATCAGAATCGGATAAATCTCTACCTTTAAGATGTTTTTTTAAATATAAAGTACGAATCTCTTCATCTGTAATACTGGCAGCTTCTTTAAATATTTTCTCTAATTCTTTATTTTTCATTTTCATAATAGTAAATATTTAGTGGGGAGTTACCTCCCCTGATTTTTAATTAAATTCTTCTTTAAGTTTTCCTATTGAAGCCTTTTTAATCGGATATACAAAAAAAAATTATTTAGTTGGTGGCATTGGAATTTCTAAGTCAGTACAAATTTTTCGACACATTTTTGAATCTATTTCTTTATGACGGCCTACCGCTGTTTTTTTCTGGTTTGTATCATTTATATAAATACTATGATTTCCACCTTCCCTATGAAGTCTACAATTATACTGTTTAAGATGTTTTAATAAATCTATACGTTTCATTATACAAAGGTTATTTCTTCTTTAATAATTCCTCTTTCGTCAAAATTTTTCTGAGTTATTTCTCTTTGACATTCAAACATAAGGCTCATTGCATCTAATAAATTTTCTTTTGCCTCTTCCAACGTTTTGCCCTGTGTATTTATACCCGAAATTTCTTCTACCCATGCAATCCAATTTCCTTCTTTAGTGTGTAAAAACGCGGCTGTAATTTTTTCTTTTGCTTTCATAATTCTTTTATTTTAATTGTTTATAGTGATTATAAAAAGGGCTGCAAGGTTGCAGCCCTAAGCAGAAATAGGATAGTAAATAAATTGTCAAATTAAATATACGTTCGTTATTTCTGCTAAAGCCTTTGTAAAGCTTAAAATGTCAATAATAAACAAAAACGAAGGCTATTTTTTTATTTCTTTTAACATATTATCCATATCAACTTCAAGTTCATCAGCGAAGGCCATAACTTCATCTTCTGATATATTAGCTTTGCCCAATAATATTGACATCTGTAATTCCTGTTCCATCGGATGTATTTGTACATCCATGATATAACATTGAGTCCGGAAGGTATTGTTGTGATGTAGTTAATGTTTGGATTACAGCGTTTTCTGTATCCAATATTTTAAGAATTATCAGTAATTTATTAGCTTTATCACCATCCGAAAATTCATATTCGGGGATATATAAAATATTTCCTGTCTCAAATATTGAATCACTCATTGCAGGTTAATTCATTTTGAAATTCCAGTGAATCAATAGCCGATTTGAAAGCCATCATTTTTTCAGGTTCATTGACAATCAGGTCAGAAAGTTCAATGGTATAATTAGAACTGCTTTTGTATAATTCAAATTGAGGTTTTAAATTTTCACGAGTAACTATCTGATGCCACAAAGTATTCTCTTCGTGAAGCATGTTTATTAAGGTTGAAGCGCGTTTATTTCCGTATTTTTCAATAACTCGATCAAATAATTCAATTTCATAATCACAAAATTCGCTATCGTCAAACTCTTTATTTGGTAAAATTATAGTTTCTTTATAACTTGAATGTTTATTTACCTGTTTTTCTTTTTTAATAAAATTTTCTAAATGTAAAGTATTCCAATTTTTACCGTATTCATTTATTTCCATGTAAATATTTTCGGCAACCGGACCCTTTTCCCAAACTTTATATTCTAACCATGTTACAGGAGTTCCGGTTTCTTTTACGGAAATTTCATCAATTATATAAAGTAATTTCAACGCCTTGGTTAAAGTAAGGTTTTGAATTTTACCTGAAATATAAATTAACAAATTGCCAATCTTTTCAATATTATATATTTGATGCGCTAACATAGTTTCGTTTTATACAATGCGAATATACAAAATATTTATGAATATAAAAATAAATGTATTTACATATTCAAAAATAATTTTAAATTTACATCACACTAATTTCATAATCGCCCAACTCGGTTTTTGCTTTGGTAAGGTACTTTTCGTATTCTCCAAAAAGCATATAGGTCATGGCGGTGGCAAGCTGGGTGGAATAGCGGGGTTGCTGCTCAAAGGGAAGTTTGCGCTCGCTGCTTTTGTCGAGTTCGATGATGCCTTCCGATTTTTTGACAGGCGAATGATTTATGGAACTTATCAGCTCCTCACATTCATTCTGACAAATCAGGATTTTTTCCGGTCCCTGTGTTTTACCTTCAAAAAGGATGTGGCATAGCTTGTAGTGCTCCCAATGAAAAATTACTCTTTGGGTGGCGCTCATTAAGGTAACGTTCCACCCTAACTTCTCTAATTCTGCTTTAAATATTTTGGCATCGGTTACGCTGCTGTTATCCTTCATGGTTCGTTTATTGTTTCCGGCACGGTCATAATGCATCACTAACCAACGCTTTTTATTGTGAGATGCAAAAAACTTATTAAATTTTGCCGCTAATTCTGCATGTTGCTCGGGCGTCCAAACATAGAAATTCTTTAGGATACGCATTTCTCGTTTGTTGTTTCCATATCGTTGGGCTACTACCATGCTCATGAATCCGCCCCAGTCTACTCCAAGGATTAACGGTTTGTCGCGGTCATAGTGTTTTAGGTCGGAGGCTGTTTTGTCGTAGGGCTGTCCTATTTCTAATTTGTCAATCATATAGGCTCCGCTTCCGGTTTGTCGGTAGGTGTAGCTGTCATTAAAGATGTTCTGCTTGCCAAATGTGCCAAAAAACATATTTTTTACCTTTGTTTTTCGGATACCAAGCACTGCCATATCAAATATTTCTTTTTCGACTGAGGCATCAAACTGTGTGCGGATGTAATCCCACCCCAATATCTTAATATTGGACAAAGAGGATGCGCGGTGATAATAAATCTGGTCGCGGCGCAATTCACGTAGCTTTTTAACGGATTGTTGTACGTAACTTTTCATTTGCGCTTCGCTTCCGGTTATTTTTCCGGTGTGCAGGTTGTATTTTACGGTGTTTAAATCCCATGCTATTTGCAGAATCTTTTGAATTATGGCTGGATTGGTCTTGTTTTCATAGTCGAGGAACCATGTTTCATCAATTTCGGGATCGGGAGTGGACGAAAAGCCGGTGAACCCTCCAAAATAATGAGAATGTCCAAACAATTGCCTGTTTCCACGAACTGCTTTAAAGATACGGTTCAGGAATCTGTCCTGATCTATCCGCAAAAGCTCGTCCACTATCACATGGGCAAGGTTTTTTGACAGGGCAGACTCAATCCGGTCGGCAGAAATCAATTGAAAAACTGTACCCCAGCAGGTTGAAATGGTATGATTGTAGTTTTCGACCGGAATAAACGGTTTGTTGGTCCACCATTTCGGCGGGCGCTTTCCTACCACAAAATGGATTCCTTCTTTGTAGTATAATCTGAAATACTGCATAATGTAAGGAAGTATGTTTTGCCATAATGAAACATACGTATCTGCTGCAATTCCAATAGTTGAGCCGGGCATATCGTAAGCCATTCGCACCATCCGACTGCCGATTATTTCGGTTGTTTTGCCCGATCCGCGTCCCAATTCGCCTATCATAATCTGAGTATCAATTAACTCAAACATGACTTGTACAATGGAATTGTATTTTTCTATGAAACCGTTTACTTCTGTGTTTTCCATATCGTGTTGTAAAGGCTGCCAGCCTTCGGAAGGCTGGCAGCCTTATGCTAATCTATGTTTAATTCTATTTTTACTTCGTCGATTATGCGGTCTTTTTCTATTTTTTCTATTGGATATTCGTCGATAAACTCCTGAAAATCTTTCCATGTGTCTTTTAAATCGTGGGGTGTAAATCCAAGGCGTTCGGGGTTCATGTCGGGGTTTATAAAGATGTTGTGAGGTTTTAGTACGTCCTCTGGTATTACTTCCTGATTGTTTTCCTGAATTACTTTCATTCGCTCTTTGCTTATCTGAAAGGCAAGCTCCAGATTTCCGGTTTTCATTGCCATCAGAAATAGTTTCGGGAGTTCCTGATGGGCATAGTAGTTTGCCCAGCTTTTTGCCTGCACATCGCAGTTTAACCAAAAGAAATTAATAGCATCGTACACAATGTATTTGCAGGTCGAAAAGATTAGGTTATCCTCCGGATACTTATCCATCAGCTTGCGGGCTGTGGAGTTGATGTTGCCTCCGGTTCGGGGGAATATTTCGGCAACGGTATCCAAATAATTGACATACTTTTGAACTTCGGGCACCAATATTTCGGATTGTCCGGTTTTGCGGTATGCCTGAATTTCGTTGTATGAATATTGGTCTAATGAAATTACTTTTTTGTATCGGTCAACGTTCTGGGCTTTGAAATCATCGAGATCAAAGAAATCGGAAATCATTCGTTGCCATTCTTTTTCGCGTTCTACTTCTGCCATTTCTTTGAGGTAACGCGAACTGGTTTTCATTTTCTCTTTTACCTCTACAGAGTTTAACAATTTACCGCGTCGCAAGGCTTTTGCTATTTCAGAATTTTCGTTGGTCGATTCTGAAATAAACCAATCTTGGTCAACATCAATTAATTCTGCAATTTCATTCAATTCAAAATTAAGCCCTGAATATCTGGAAACATCTTTTATCTGGTCATCAGTTAATTTCATTAGTATGATTTATTTTAATGTATTTTCACGCAAAGTCGCAAAGACGCAAAGGTTTTAACAATTTAACAATTCAATAATTTAACAATTTACTCATTCAAAATTTTCTCAATCAATTAATTCGTGTAATTCGTGTAATTCGTGGTTAAAACATTACTCATTCAAAATTTTCTCAATCAATTCATTTTCCTCGGTAAACCGTTCAATATGACTTTGCCAGTGTACGGATTCTTTTTCATCTTTATTCTTGTTCTTATTCTGTACGTAAATGTTCATAAACGCTGCCGGATCGTCTTCCTTTAACTTACGCAGGGCTTTTTCTGCCTTTTTTTTTTGTAATACCGGATGTTTCCAAAGGAAATCTCCGGTGAGTTCAAAGTGGTGAAGCTCTTTCCATGCCTGCCGGTTTCGGATGTCCAATTCCACCATTTCGCCTGCGCGTTCGGGGTGATTGTCTAATACCTCGTGGAGGTCTTTCATTTTATAATACGAGTGTGTACGGTCGCTATAAAGAACTATGCACAGTTGTATCATTTCGTTTTCGGTGTTTTGCCAGTTTATTTTCGGATACTCCTGTTCTGGAGTTCTTTTTTTTTTACTTCCTGTTTAGACTTGTCAAGGTTATTTTGGTTTTTTATATCGTTTTTTGTTTTATTATTAGTATTTTCATTTTGTTGCGTTTGGGAACCTTGACAGGTTTCATCTCGGGAATCTTGACAGGTATCATCGGGTGTTATTAACTGGTTTCCTTTCCGGTTTTCGAGTATTTCTATTTGTGAGGTTATATCGCACAGTTCTGGTATTACACGGCCATCAAAATTTGTTAGCAGATCGATTTGATACTTCGGTAGATCGGATTTTCCTCTATATTGGTCAATATCCTTTAGGTCTGCCAGTACATGGTTATACGGACTTTTTTTGCGTAATAAATCCAAATCAGCTTCTAAATGTTCGGCGCTTCTGTGAGCGTTTATAAAATTCAGTCTGTCCATTTATAATATTTTAATTGATTCATCAATTTCCTGTGTATAACTTTGTAAATGTTATTTGCATGTCCTTTATATTTTAGATTTTATTGATTACTTTTGAAAATCAAAGTTGTAATACAATCACTGAATATCAAAGGACACTTTTTGAATTAGGAATTATAAATTAGGAATTATGAATGTTGTGAAAATTAATAGGCAGGAATTGAAAAATGAAATGCCAAACTGGGTTTTGAAATCGGATTGTGATTGTGATCGCCGCGAATGGATACGCAATAAAATGATAAGTGAGTTTATTAAGAAGCTGGATAGTTATAGTCAGGAAGTTGGATTGCCTGAAAATATTATGATTGAAATGAGTAAATAAGGTATTCAACCATTTTGAAGGTCTTTGACCATTCAAAAGGTTGCACTGATTTTTAACCTTTTGATAGGTATTCAACCATTTTGAAGGTCTTTGACCATTCAAAAGGTTATACTGATTTTTAACCTTTTGATAGGTATTCAACCATTTTGAAGGTCTTTG